CCTCCTATATTAATATACCATTAAACAAAAATTTTCGATGAAACTTTCGGCAATTACATCGTACAAATTAAATACGACTAAATCCCTTTCGCTCTGTATCATCTGCTGTGAAGTAGTGACACCTATATTTCCGTGTGCTCTTCCGGTTCTTGTATGCGTTCCTGTTCTTCCATCATTTACATTTTCTTTTTCCGTATTTGTAATACTACCATTTTCTGTCGTATTTCCGTCAGTGATCTGTTTCGCATGATCTGCAAGTCCTGCATTGAAAGCTGTATTTTGATCTGTTACGTTAACGTTGTTCACTATTTCATTTGTGCTAGTACTTTTTACAGTGTTATCTCTAGCACTTGAAGTTGTTTCATCGTCAGTATCCGTCCAATCTTCCATACGATCGTAGTTTTCGATCGGGTTGTATTCTAATACTGTCGTATCATATAACTTTTTCCAGTTGATCTGATACTTGTTACTCCATATTGTAATACGGTTTTTCATGTATGTAAAATCGGGATATAGAATTTCCAATTCCCTAGTTCGCATCAAAATTGCATCAATAGCAATCTGTTTCACAAGTCCCTCAGGAACATTGAATCCGTCAAACAATGTGTTGTCATAATTGTATAAACCCTCAACTGTTAATAGACTCAATCATCATCGCCTCCCCTGTTTCACGTGAAACATTTCGTTTGGATTATGCCTCCAATTTACACTTACTTCAACACCAAACATTTTCTTAACATCAGAACAACTTTTCTGCCATCCATCCAACCACATTTCCATCCTAGTTGAAGTTTCAACATCATTGCTTTCAGCTTCGGAGGATATCATTCTTTCTTTCTTGTCTGATCTGGCAGAGGGGATGCCAACCTCTGTACAAAACAACTCTTCCAATCTTCGCAAAGTGTCCAGAACATCTCCCGCAATATAGTTCTGTCTCAGATTATTAACAAAATAATCCCACGGTTCTTCCGTCTGATCCCCTCTCTGAATCCTCAGTTTTTCGTCATAGAAAACAGCCAACTCACCCCTCATAACCTGATCCATAACTTTTTTAAGACTTTCCGCTCCTGCCTTGTTTCTTGCTCTGAAAACATATGCAAGCTTGCTGTTCATGACGTTCATGTCTAACGATTCCATAGCGATAGCCATTTCATTCGCATATCTTCCTACTAAATCCATGATCCCGCCATAGTCGGCAGTACATTTGAAAAGAACACACTGTTCTCCAATTACAGGTTCAATCACACCTTTTAAAAGTGGATTGCTAATAACTGCCTGTGCCGGTCTATAGAAAACATTGTACCCTTTGAGCGTGCATCCCTGTGGAATTACACCAAACTTGTCCGTATTGATGATAGCAACTGTTCCCCAGCAATATAAACAATACAAAAAATAATCTTTATCCCAGTTATCCGGCACTTCCCATTTCATCACAGATATAGCTTTCTGCAATAGATATCTCTGAAAATACCAAAACAACTGAGTATTTTTGCAATGGTTAGTACTCGGGCTTATGCTACTATTATACTGATTGATATAATTATACATCACAGGAGCGCCAACACCTGTATTACATCCAAACATATATTCACCTCCTACAAATTATTAAAATAATCAAACCACGCTCTAGCATATCCGGCACGTTCCTGATGCAAGCTAGCAGGTCTTTCATAGTTAGCCTGAAAAGCAAGTGCCAGATATCCTGCATCCTGTGTGCTAACACTCCACTCTCTCCAACTCAATGGGTATGTACTTGTGCTATACCACTGTGGCTCAATACCCCAGTTTTTAATTCCTGAACTTTGCTGAAATTCAGCAAAAATAACACTCAACTGTTTCTGGCCGTCATACCATTCATCGTGATTTCCGTATAATACATCAAGAACATTATACAGATCGGTCGGCGGTGTCCACTGCACAAGTCCGTGTCCAGTACCTCCAATTTCAATCAGCGCCGGATTGAAAGTGCTTTCCTGTTGAATATTACCACATAATCCTGCAATAGCGTTTACGCTCCAACCTTGTGATTTATAATAATTTAAGATCAAAGTTGCGTTATTTATAGCTTTTTCATTGTTTCCGCACAGGTTAGCGGTGGGATTTCCAAAATACTCACTGTTTCCTCCAACTTGCCAGTTACCACCAGAAAAAGGCCAACGGTAACAATGCGTGTAATGTGTACCGCTTTGTAAATCATATGTATTAATACTAACCTGATCCGGTAATGGTTTTTTGTAAGTATGTGCTCCCATAGTATGACCACCATTGTCCAAATCATGAACAATTTCTGTGTGTTGATGTTCACTGCTATTAATAACAAGAATATCTCCTACATGAAAATCAAAAGTTGCAAAGTCTGTTATTATAATTTCCTCAAAACCCAAACTTTTTAAAATTCCACCCATGGTATAAGTTGTAAAAGGCCAAGCACTCAAATTGATCTCATATCCTGCATGCCCCAAACCATACCACACAAAAGAGGAACAATCGTAGTATGTTATACCATTAACTGTACGCTCGTTTCTATAGTCCCGTGAATAACCAACATTAGGTTCATTACATTTTTCAATCCACCAACTCATTGCCTGCAACATTAATCCACCGATCCCACCTGATCCACCCGATCCCCATGGGTTCTGTCCTGAGTTAGCACTTGTCATAAGCGCAACGAACATTGATATATTGCTTGCGGGGAAACTACGCATAATAAACACCCCCCTCAAGGAATTGTTTGATCTGCTCTTTTTCGTTTCGGGTTGCCCCGTGTACGTTAATCGAACCATTTTCAACTACATAATACCCAGATCCTAACTCCTGCATTGTTCCATTTTTCATATAAGGTCTTCCATTATCTGCCTTATCTTCATCTGTGATCTTATAGAACGTTTCAATTACGAAAGGTATACGTGCTATTGATAACAACGTACCATTGACACCTCTTGTATGCACATCAGGTATTGCACTCTCAACCGCATTTGCAACTCCTGACGCACTTCCCAAAAAATTGCCAGAAAATAAACTCCCGATACTACTTAGTAAATTACTTCCACTTTCAATAATGTTTGCCCGTAAATCACTCACCTGTATGTTAACTCCAATTTGTGCATATCCACTATATAAAGTAACACCTCCTGCGCTCACTGACATAACACCAACTCCGCTCATACAGTCAATAGTTTCACTGACTGTTACGCACTCAGCACTTGCAACTTTTCCTCCGTCAATATCGAACGTTCCCCACGGGTCAATAGTTAACTGAATCCTACGAAACGGAGACGCATTTAAAAATGTTCCACGTGAAACCTGTGGGTGTTGGGAAATCGGCATATCAAAAGATCTGCTATAAAAAGGCTTATTACCCAACTTCAATGCAGTCACATCGCAAGACCAAAAACCAAACTTAACCTCTGAAACCTGTGTACTTCCTGCGCCAACATTTTCACAAGGAAACCACATAACACTTGTCAGATATTGAAACGGATTGAACAAACATTTTAGCAAACTATCCGTGATCTGCTGACCTGAGATGTTCGCCCAATCAAGAGTGGAAAATATCTTTGAGCAAAAATCTGCGAAGTTAGTAGGAATAAACGCATAGAAATTGGTAAGTCCATCCTCACCTACAATGCCACATACAAAATAGCCCTGATTCAGTCCATATTCAGCAACCGGAAATAAACCCTCGTTAACAACTGTCCTTTTCTTCACAGGTGTTGACAGTGTTGGGTATAAAGTATCCATGACATCGCCGTCAAAACTAGTGGAACTGCGAATAAAAAACAGGTTACTAGCCTGTATTGTATCCCGATACGTTGCTAACACATCCACAACGCAATGAGCAATCCACGTGTTGTTTCTATACTCCCAGTCCTCAATCCAATATGATCTTCTAAACTCACTGATCTCGCAATAGTTCCAACCCGGTGCTGATCCCCCATTTCTCAGTATGATCTGTGGATTTTCAATGGAACATGGCTCATTAATATTACAGGAAGTGGCGGTAACATCACCGCCGACAACTCCTGTAGAATTTACTCTTTTGCTTGCTGTCTTAAAATTGACTGTTACCGCCATTATATATCCTCCTATTCCAGAACAAAAACAAGTCCATTCTCTGTAAGATCGTTCCAGTAACGATCTGTGAAATGATAGTAAATATTCCAGTAACCGCCTGCGCTGTTGAAAGGCGTTGCGCTACTCCACTGTTTGATCGTAGTGAGTCCCATAGCCTCTTCGTCGAAAAGCACTGCAAAAATATTGCTCATTGCCTGCGCGGCTCCCTTTTCCACACTGCCGTCTGGTTTCATAACGCTAGGTGTAACATTAATTCCCATCGGACTCTCAAGTGTCTGCCAGAAGTTAACCTTTTCATTTGTCGCAATCTTCAAATACTGATCATGGAACGTGTTACTCATAACAGTGGTATCCGCAGTATGCAAATCGGGGCTGAAAATCATGATATTCTGCATACGAAGTGGAGTATGCCTTGCAATCTCTTTTCCTGTGATATTAGCATGGAATCGAGTTGTTCTCTCTGTGAAAAAGTCCATGTAAGTCATGATCTTCGCACATGCCCACTTATAGAAATTTGGGAAGTTTTCTGCTTTTCGTACATCGTCTGCGGTTAACTGTGAACCGTTCTCGTTATTGTACATAGTTAGTAACTTGACAACATGCTCCCCAGTATATCCCTCTGTACTTGCAGTAACTCCTGCCTGCCAGATGTTTTTAGCTCCGATATAGTTTGCAACACATGCTCTTGCCATGCTCTCATGTGCCTGCTCGATCATGTCCATAGTGTTCTGAGTATACATGCTAATGAACTGACCAAACTCGTCTGGATTGCGAAACGCCTGATCTAACTGATCTCTGAAATAAGTCCTGTGTCTCTGGAATACCTGACCGCCGTAAAAATTAGTCTGCAAGACTTTACCTTTTTTGATCTTGTACATATCAACTGCGGTATCATCTTCCAACGGCTGTCTCTGATCGTTTTCCCAATCATCGTCTAACATCCCCAATTTTCGCACATGGTTTCCCCATTGCTGTGTGGTTCTTCTCAGCCCCTTAAATTTTGCGTTGTATGGTCTTACAGAAAAGATCGTCCTGTCAAGTACCTGCGAAATACTGTTCATGATCCTGTCATTTCCGACAAGTAACGCTGTCTGTGCCTGTGCTACGAACGAGCTTGTGTCCGTTGCTTTCATAGTTTCAACGCCTGTGGCCTGTTTAACGATATCATTCAGCACTGTGCTGATCTGATCGAAACTTAATGTATTCGCCATTATTTTTCACCCCCTGTCAATCCATCATAGTTTGGCGGATTGATAATGCTTGCTATAGCATCTTCTGTTGTAACCTGTTTGGGTACTGTGTTCTGCATCAGATTAACGTTGTTACTCTGTACCGCACTTGTGAGACTTTTAAGTGCGTTCATAACATCATTCTGATCTCCAATCTGTCTTGCCTGCTGTGCCTGTGTCTGAGGATATGCCTGCGCCTGTGCCTGTGGAAACATCTGTGGAAACTGCTGTGTATATCCCTGCACACCCTGCGCCTGTGCCTGCTGATAGTTCTGTGGATAGAACTGTGGCTGTGGCTGTGGCTGTGGC